CGGGCGTCTCCAGCACCACCGCGCCCTGCGCCAGAATACTCAAGTGGTCATACTTGTGCTTGTGCGTCAACGCAATCGCACCTTTCGGCAGGAGCATCTGCTTTGCGTAGACCCCCGACGAAAAATGATGAATCGTGTCCCGATCAATTTGTTCCTTGAGTGAGATCATGGCTTCAAGCTCCGTGCGATTTTTTCTCCAGACCTGCCCACAATATAACCGCCCACGCCGATTTTTAACAGTGCCCACATATCAGGCGGCAGCGTCAAGGGCGGTTCGGTTACACCAAACCACTGCGCAACGGGCAACACAAGGTAGTTCACAACGATGATGGCTGTAAACGACAACATCAGGATAGGTCGCCAGTTCGCCGCAAGCCAAGACTCTGACCTCGCTTCAGCCTGAATGTCGCCCGCCTGGGCGTTGACGACCGCAGTCTCGTACTCCAGGTTCATCTTGGCGAGAGCTTCTTCGTGCTCCGCCTGAAGTTGGATAATTTTGGCCGCGTTAGTCGGGTCTGCGGCAATGGCGGCGTTTACTGACGCGGGGTCATTGCCCGTCCCGAGCGCTGAAGCAATCAGGCTGCCCACCACGGCACCCGCGGGACCGCCGAGCGCCGTCCCGAGGACTGGTGCTATTCTGCCAACCACATGCCCAACATCTGCCCATGTGATACTCGTCATTGCGCCCCTCGTAAAAGGTTGCGTGCAATCCGGTTCGCCCATCCACGCCCGAAAGTCGCCCATGAACTAAGCGGCGTTAAGAAACTTAGCCGGTAGCTGTTGAACCGCATGATGACCTGCAACGGGTCGGCAGCGTTTACGGCGGAGATCGTCACAGGACCGATGATGCCATCCATCGTCACGCCTACCGCTTTTTGTAGCCACAGCGCAGGATGACCGCCATTATACGCCGCATCAAACACTTGGAACGCAATGCGCGGGTCGAATTTGCCGCACGAGTATGCGTCCCAATATTTCGCCTTGGCAATAGCCTTCGCCGTTTCCAACGGCAAGTCCTTCATCTCGCCTGTGTAGCCATACGCACGCGCTACGCGCTGCGTGACGCCCCACATCGTCTCGCCGCCAGGGTCTGCGGGGTTGTTGCTGTACCCACCTTCATTGCCGATGAGGGCGGTAAACGCATCGTCGAAGGCCGACACGGTTTAGAACCCTTCAACCTTAATGACGCCGGAATAGGTCGTAGTGTTGTTGGGCGCGTTGATCGTCAGCGCTGTCGTTGACACTGTGACTGTTAGCCCGGTCGTGTTTGTTGTAACGACCGGGGTATTGGTAAACGGCGTCGGGAAAGTGATCGACTGCGAGTTGCTCGTATTGTTCTCGTAGCCAAGGGCTTGCGCAGCAAACGCCTTGAACGCGCCTTGCAGATACTGTGCCCACGTCACGGAACCTGCTGTCGTGCCCGCAAGTGACGCGCTCGCCAAGGGGCTAAACTTGCCAAGCTGTCCCAATGCCACCGGGTTGCTGTTTTGCGTCGCGTTCGGAATTAAGAGGCCCGCAACTTGCGTCAAGTCAAGCTGGAGCGACGACGTGCGGATATACGGCCCGTTCGGCCCAAGGCCAGCAGTAAGAATGCGCGAGTCACTAGCAGACCACGACACGCCTGCCGTTGGCGTCGTCGTGCCCATCAAACTAATAGCGTTTGTGTCGTAGCTAGCGGGAAACGCAGCGATCGGTTGCTTAACAGCTAACCCGTTTAATGTTAGACCGACAGATGCGTTCTGAAGCTGACCGAGGTTAACCGCTTGCGTTGCGGATGCTGCATTCGCCACCGCGAAGGTCTGCGCAGCGTTGCCCGCAATGGGGGCGTAAAGACTGTTCGCTTGGCCGAGGTTGACTGCTTGCGTTGACGACACTGCGTTCGCCACCGCGAAGGTCTGCGCAGCGTTGCCCGCTGCCGAGGCAGCGTTAGCGTTAACGTCCTGCACAATTTGAATCAGGTCTTGCGTAATCGCGCCCGCGTCAATGTTTTGACCGCTTTGGATGTTGTAAGGAACTGAACGAACGATGCCCATGTTAAATCTCCTAGTTATTGCGCCCGATCAGTATCCGGCGCACGGTGGATTGAAGCGCAGAAGTGCCAAGGCTGGCAAGCACTGCTGCAAACGCGAACTCGGCCATGCGAGGCATTTGAGGGAACCATGTCAGAAGCGCCGGGGCGGTCGACGCCAGCCCTGCTGACACAAGCGCACGCCCAACAACGATACGCCAGGATAACTGCTCGGCGGAGTCGAGGATTTGGCCTAGCCCGATCAACGCACCGAGAACGGTGGACCAAGCAAAAAACGAAAAGTCAATCTTGTCGTGATCCATAGCGGCGTCTTAGGTATCGTCGAAGAGCAAGCTCGCCCGCAACAAAGGCCGCCGCCAGCAAGAGCACGTAGAACAGGTCGCGGATCATTTTGCCCACTTCTTCGCGTTGAGCGCAAAAGTTGCACGCTTGCGTGTCGCAGGGTCGGGGGAACGCTTTGCCTTTTCTAACTTCGCCACAGGAATTTTCTCGCTTTTGGGGACGTGAAGTGTCTTGTGCAACTTGCCCTTGTTGGCGGGCTTGATTTTAATGCCAGACTTGCTCATAGATCGACCCCCCTGCACCGCCCACCAGACCGAGAATAGTTTGCGCCCTGTAACGACGGTTCTTGCTCACAAACTGGTGCCTCGTTGCTGGGCGAAGGAGCACGGCGCGGGGCTTGTTCCCCGCACCAGTTACATTCTTCGCCGTCGCCAACGTCCAGCAAACCGCCCTCTTCACGACAATAATGGCTCCACATAGATGCCTCCTTACCAAACAACTGCGTCTTTGTTGTAACGAACCCACGCCCGGCACTGCCTGCCAGCGTACTTAGCATCAGTAGAAAACGTTACGTAAGTGCCGTCAGCAGCCACGAGAGTCATTGGGGCCGACTCTCCAGAATCACCCTTAAAAAAACCTGCTGCCGCCATTACGAGAGTGCCGTTTCGGGCAAGTCCATGCGCCACACGAAACTGCCCATTCGAGTCAACATCACCATAATATACGCACTCAACATACGAGTCGCCGTATACCGGTAATGGAGAACTAGTTACTTTGTTTGCGCAATTAACAAACTTGTTAGAATCCAGCACATCATGCGAAAACCACCCCGCTAGGTTCGCTAGATAAACAGCATTGCCGCAATTTACAAAATTGTTCTCGCTGACCGTTGCGTTAGACGCGCTGTCATCTAACACTACGGCACCTTGGTATTGGCCTTGTAGACCTAGGGCCAGAGTATTGCCAATAACTCGCACGCCTGACGCGTTTCGGATTAACAGTCGACGGCCAGAGGCTGTGTTATTTGCAACAAGCCCATTGCTGCTCGAAAAATCTGCCCATTGCCCGCCATCGTTGGTATATTCACCAGCGTCAATAGCGTTGCCGATTACGTGTATGTTCTCTTGTTGACCGACGACAATATCAGTGCCTCTATTGTCGTGGAACGTGTTGCCGCTGATGACGCAGTATTTACAGTAAACAACAACCCCAAAACCATCACCAACATTGCCGTCGTGGTCTGTGCTTCCGCAGCCGCTGATAGTATTGCCGGTAATTGTTAGGTAGGCCGCCCAATCTATTGAATCCCCATCATACCGCAATCCAGCATCCTTACAGTTAGCTATTGTGTTGCCGATTACCTTAGCGTCACGCGGGCCTTTTCTCCCGCTGTAGGCGAACCAGCCCATGTTGATACCAATAGAACAAGCGACAATCTCATTACTGGAAATCAACAAGGTGTTGTCCGGATTATCAGTCGAACCTTCAGGGCCAGCACCGATACCAAGATCGCATTTGTAGAGGTAATTCCCGACAATACACCCACGCGCATCATTGTTGAATGCGATCCCCCCGTCTCCAGTATGTTTAGCTATATTACCAACTACTACAAAATACCCATTGTTGAAATTGTAAATGTCCCCGCCGCACTGCGGCGTGTAATTACCAGCTACATACGCCTCACCGTAGTTAAGCTGTATTGCATGGGTGCTTTGCCCCAAGTTTGTTGGAATGTTCAGAAACCGATTATTAGTCAGACGCAAACCAGACATTGTTCCGGACGGCGTAGCGCTTACTATGCACGTCGCCCCATTATCCGGCGACCCTACTGGAGTAATCCCGGCTGCGTCAAACGTAACACCATCGATGACGCTATTTGTGGAGCCGTCCGGAATAAGAATTTGCCAGTGAATGCCTGGAACTGCTTTAAGAGTCCCGCCATCACCAATCAACCCTACACCAGAGGGCAGCGTAACAGTGCCAGCAACGATCGTTTTGCCAGACAAACTAACCCATTTAGCGCCAGAGTTTAGCGCGGTTTGCAGGGCAGTAGTTTCGTCTGACCCATCGCCTTTAACCCCGAAGTCACAAACGCTAACAACGTCTTGTAACTTATCATACAAAGTGCGCTCTACTGCGCCGGGTTCGGGTGCTGTATAAGTAATACGCGAGGATGGGATATTGGCGGCGGAGCTTGTCGCGATAGCGGCATTAATGCCGTCAACGATGTAGTTGAAGTTCGCCATGACCGGGACGGCGTCGACAGCCTGCCCGTTCTGAATTGTGTATGGAAGCGGTCCAACGAGCGACATAATTTACTCACCAAGTAGTTGCCTAAACCGCGCGGTAAACATCGCCGCACGTAACCCTTTAACCTACAAGCACAGTCGTTACCCTGAGCCAGTGTATCGAAGCGCCTCATAACGGAACTCAAACCGCCCTAGCCGGAAATAATAGTCGCTGTTGCCCGAAATAACAATTTGGCACGTTTTGAACACAAGTGGCGCCGGGAACGCCAACGGCAGCACACTGGAGTTGTAAGGCGATGGCGACCATACGATACCAGGTGCGCCCCACACAACGCCAACGCCCCCCCAAAGGGGTGATATACGACCGGGTGGTAACTGCGCTTGATTGATTAGGTTCCCTTGGCTGTCAAGAACCTGCACCATGTAGGACTTCGTGCCATACACAGCAGAGACAGTCATCTCAATAGACGCCTTTTCCGCCATAGGCGGGTCTGGGTCGATCAAAGCGCTGGTTAGGTTGAACGCCAGCGCAACGCCGTTTTCGGCAAAAGTGTCGTTCGCTGTGGTGTAGGCGTTGCTCTTAAACAGTTTCGCGCCGAGCGTGTTGGCCGCAATGACGAACGAGTTGCCGAGCGGGGCAATTACGTCCGCAGGGAACGTATGAGGCCCACTCCATCTGCCGACTTTGAATGAGAACCAATACTCAAACCGCCCAAGCTCGCCCGTCGTCGTCACCGTATCAAGCGAAATACGATATGTGTCCGCGCTGTAGGCCGCGCAGGCGCGGGACGGCTGCGTGCAGTTGAAGAACGGATATACTACGTCAGCGTTTGCTTCCGTTACGACCATGCTCAGCGTTGGAATGGTGCGAATGCCATCCACCGCCATAAACATAATGCCCGCAGGCGTTGAAACCGCCGTGCGCGGCGCGGAACAGCCGACGCTAGCAGTGATCTGGTTCAACGCAAGATTGCCGCCTTTCGTTGAGTCGCCATAATTCCAGTCGCCCGTAATCTGCCAAATCGAGTTCGCCTTGAACGCAATCAGCGCAGACAAAATACCTTGCGTTGCGGTCGAGATGCCCTGCGGCACAAAAGCAGTAATCGGCTCAGTGCTCGCCCCAAGTGTCAACACCTGCCCTGCGTCGGTCTGCCGCAACGGGAAAAGCGAATCACTAAAGTAGGCTTGATTGCCCACTGCATACCATGCGCGCCCGTAGAATTGCGCAACAGCCGTGGGCACAGCGTGCAGCACAGCGGACGGGCCGTTCTTTATGTTGCCAGTGCGGTACTCTAGCGTTGTCAGGTCGATTGTCCCAATTGGGCCGCTATACATCGTATAGCCTGGATGCGTGATTACGATGTAGTTCCCAACGACCGCCATACAAGGGGGCGCCCA